CCAGCTCCATGCGTGGATTCGTGGTACCATCTTGAATTGGTTTAAAAAAGAAGGGGTAGTGACGAAACATTTGAACCACCTTCTTCATGAAGATATTCTCTTGCGCGTCCTTACCCGTCTTCGACTGAATCCCGAGGAGCTTATCCTTAACCTGCGTGGCTTCGTCCAAAAGCACAGACGAGCAGATATTCGTGTATCCGCTACGCCTGCACTTCGTATAGAGCTGCCCGATGCATCTCGGGTCTGCCTCACACGCGGCCATGTGTAGAAAAATTTCGCGCTGGAAAGCAAGATAGTTAGGAAATCCTATATCTATCTTGGTCCATTGCAGCATCATGTAGTGCCTGCCCGTAATATATGTAGGCTTGCCGTTATTGAAAAACCAAAAGCCCTCACGCCTACGGCGAAATTCCTCTTCGATATACGGAGAAAATTTTTGTCTGAACTCTCGCGGCATCTCACTCCACTCGTCCATAGTCTTAATCCGAGACAGCTCCGATGGCATAGGAGACCTCTCCCACAGCTGCAGGTTGTCTGGACGTCCATATCCTTCAATTTCCTCTTTGGGAGGCTGAGCGGGAAGTGCAATGTATAGATCACCGATTGAAACAACCTCTCCCGTTGTAGCCTTGGGGCAAATTGCGATAACGTCCTCATCATAGTCATCGACCTTGACCAGCATAGCGCTTAGTGTAGTTCTTTGATGACTTGTTCTTTGATGACTTTGTCTTTGCGTGGACGCCCTTACGCCTCACTCGCTTAGACTTGTAGGTGGATACTTGAACCTTTGCCATTGTATTTAATTTGTACACCTGTCAGGACTCGAACCTGAAACCTGCGCATTAGAAGTGCGCTGCTCTATCCAGTTGAGCTACAGGTGCATGCGTTTATTTTCTGCTGCTCCCTGGCCTCCTGGAGGCTTCAGACCTGCCTCTGTTTACTGAGGCTGGCTCAATCCTGGTCATCGTTTTCCCTCCGACCGTGTAGTGATGCACGTCTTTTCCGTCTCCCTTAGAGACCCTACCATCCCTTTCGGCCCTCCTGCGTCGGAAGTTTCTTCCAGCGCGGGCCTTCTTAGCCTTCTTGTTTTTGTGGAAGAGGCGGTACTCTCTCTTGTAGTTGCGTTTTTTCTTGACGCGCATGGCTCAAATATACGACACGTTTACTTTGTCCGCAAGGTGGGACTTGAACCCACATGTGACCAGTTACCCTTTCTACAAGGTATAAGCTTGAGGGGATACTTGCGGTTATGCGATCCTTCTTTCAAAGGTCTTTTTTCTGTGACAATTAGCACAACGCACTTCGCACTTACGAATCTCTTCTTTGATTGCATCGACACAAAGCGGTCTATGTACCATGTCGGCTATGTTTCCAGCCTTTTCACCCCTTACGTGGTCAAACTCTAGGACTACAGGATTGGACTCGCCACAGTCGACACAGCCAAGAACTCTCTTGACCCTATCAACAAAAGCCCTATTCCACACCCTTTGCTTGAGTTTTGAGGCTTTGGCTTTTGACTTGTAGTACTCCTTGTTCTTCCTGTAGTGCTCTTTTTGATACGCCTTGTTGTACGCCCTTCTAGCATCTGGATCTTTGATAGGCATCAGTCCTCAAATTCTTCGTTCCAAGATTCTTCCCAGAATTTATAGTCGGTCCTGTTGTACTGCCAGACTATTTTCTTCCAATCATTTAGAGAATCTTTCAGCAAAACCTCCAGAGTAGTCTTTGGCTTGTTCAATTTGTCCATTGTCCCTTAAATCTTTAATCATCTGCTCAAGACGCTGGCGCTCGACCAGCAGCTCTTTACAGTCGGTGGCCGTTTGCTTAATGGACTGGAGCTCGGCCTTTCTAGCAGCTCCACCCGCTTCTGGATCGACGGGCTTCTTCACCTCGTCAATCATGTTGTTTATTGCGACCTCCATGCTATACATGAGCCGCTGAGCCGCCTCAATCGTCGTGAAGTTCTTCTTCGACATAGAGCAGGTCTTCGGCGCGAGTTCTATACATCTCCACGCCATCAATTTTAATTCTGTAATCTCGGTTCTGCTTAAACCCCACCACGTCTCCTGGTTTGATGTCTACGTCATCAGCCGTACCATCTCCGCATGTGTAAACGACGCGGCCTTTTGTTGGGAGTTTTTCCTTAAGCTCAACGACCTCAATAACACTCGGATCTTTAGCTTCCTCCTCGACGGGTTCGAGAAGGGTCCAACCGCCAAGACACTTTATCTCTCCAGTGTCTTTGCTTTTGTAGGCAAAGGCCTGATTGCCAATCGCCTGCTTACCGTACTGAACAAAGTAGTGATTGTCGACACCAGTAAGCACTTGACCCTCCTGCATGACGACAAGGTGGTGAAAGTATAGAGTGTCTCCGATGCTGACCCCAGTGTCATACTTAAAAGGCACAGCCACAACTGGCCCCTGAGTGACTCTGTGATCGAACTCACTGTTCTCAAACTTGGTCTCGATATAGAGCTCAAGGCCTGAGTCGGTAGTGATCGTATCGTTGACCGTTTTTTCCAGTTCAACGATGAACAAGTCAAATGTCTTCACTTCTTATTGTATGGGAACATCTTGTTGAGCGCCTTTTGCCTCTTGGCGCAACCACAGTCCTTACCCGTCTTATTGCTGATGTGATCAACAATATTCTTAATTCTCGTGGCCCTAGTGATCTCTGCGATAGTATCCCCGAGACCCTCTGGCTTCTTTTTAGTATCCTCCGACATTTCTAGATCTATTTGATGTATTTAAACTCATTCTTTTTGACTGATCGTCTTTGGGCTTCCATGCTGCGCACACGTAGCCACCCCTGACTGGGGCGGACCATTTCGTGCAGTACGACTGATTACTTACAAAGAAGCCACAATTAGAGCACTTTGAATTTGTGCTGGCCAATCTGTAAGCATCTGGAAGCGAATGTGGGATTGACTCCCCGTTAGGATAGCTCTTGTGTGACATGATCAGAAATTTAAGTCAAACTCCACCATGCAGGGCATGTTGTCTATAGACTTCCATAGCACCTGCGAATCATCCTCCTCTTGCAAATATACAAGATATCTCTTTGATCCGTGCCTGTGCAAATGTTCATGGTCCAAAACGATGGCGCTAACATTGCCTTTGCCAGCCCTCATACCTACATAGTAGGCCATAGCATCCTTGGGGTCTCTACCCACAACGATCTTTCTAATAAGTCCCTCCATATTAGTTTAGTGATATCCCAAGACCGTTGAGCAGATCATCCAGGTCTGGACCATCTTTTTTCTCAACGTATGTGTCTTGCATAAATTCAATTAGCTCATTCATTTCCTCCTTGTTGTGAAGGTTGTAGCTGTACACAGCCTTCATGTTGGTATCACCAAATTCGTTCTGCTCGGTAACGCCAATGATCATGATTGACATCAGTCGATCTCTTACCCCGAACTCATCTACGATGTCGTCCATCTCCACCGCCAACTCCCTGATTCTGTACAAAAATTCCTCGTCTTCCATATCTTCGCGGTATAATTGATTTCAATGCCAGCAAAGAAGTCTAAGGGAAAGATGTTCCGAGAGTTTTCTAAGCTCAATCAAAGGTACACAAAAAACAATCACCTTAAGTATCTGAGAAAGAGCGTAAAAGAGTTTTGCCTCAAGAATGACATATTCGAGAGGGAGCTTATGTTTATGCTCTGGGCCTATGACCTTGAGTTCTGGACCCTGTCATACGCAGCCAAAGATTACGGTTACTCAGCAAAAAAAATAGGAGAACGTATTGTATACGAGCTAGTTAGAGGTGGTTACGTGTACAAATACTTTGACAAGCTCACACCTTCAAACACATACGAGGATCACCTCTTTAGAGATGAGACCAAGTTTAACTACAGGGTTAGGTACACCCTAACTCAAAGGGCTAGACTTCTTGTTCAAAGATTTTACTCAAATCTAAATAGCTCATGAGTTATCGTCTATGAGCTGCTGAAAATATGCGTGCTCATCAGAGAAGGACTCTTGAGGGAATACACTAAGAAACATCTTACAGAAGCTGACAATTTCTTCTGAGCTAAAGGATGTGTGGTTGGGCCAGAGATTCATTAGTAAGTGTGATCTACTGTAATTGATTTTACTTCGTATCCAGAACGAGTCAGGTCTCCAGTAATTCTAATTGTTTGACCTGGCCCAGCGCTTACGGGTGAGTTGTTGAATGTTTGAGCGGCCGTTGTAATGAACCTTCCGCCTGCAATGGTGCCAAGGTCGCCACTGAAAGTGTATGTTTGACCAGTTAAGCCGTTTGAAGTTCCCAGGTTTATAACCGAAGCATTTGCGAGGCTGTAATCCCCAAGATTTCCGCTCCAGTCAGCAGCTGCGTCTATCATTAAAGTAATGACTGACGCCCTAGCGGTTCCACTAACAGAAATTGCAGGGGTGGTGGCCGCGCCTACTGTGGTTTCAGTCCAGGAAGTTAAAGGCACCCCCCTAGCAATAGAAGAGGAAATTTGTGCTGAGGAGTTCATATTTAATCCAAGTCCTAACATATTAGAGCTGCTTATACATTACTTCGTAGTAAACCTTTCCGTTATCATCCCTGCGAGCGCGTAGGCACCTCTTGCGATTAGTCCCGCCGTGAACATAAGAGACGTGTACCCAATCAGGATTGTCTTCATCACCAAACTCCCACACCATCTGATCGAAGTCCAGATTCTCTCTAATGTAGTTGAAGAGCTCAGCATTTGTGATAACTCCATATACGTCGCAATCGAGGTCGAGTGCTCTTCCCTCCATGTGCTGACTGCGCTTCGACCCACCGATAGCACGATTGAGATCAGGCGAACGATAGCCGCTCGACACGTATATAGGGCACCCGAAATGGTCGCGACAAGGTTGAAATATATGCTCTGCAAGCGCCTTAAGATTTTCGACAACCCATTCATCATGAGGTTCATTGTTTATCCCGAGTCTCGTGGCTGTTTTGCTCTTGAGGCATTCGGCGAGTGATAGATTTTCTGATAGCTTCATTGTGAAGTCTTCTTTTTTCGTTCTCCACAGCGGAGTCCTTTCGTTTTTTCTTGGCGTTAAAGTACGGCTTTCTCAAGTCGTTAAGGTTTTTTTGCAAGCCAAATTTGTGAGTACCGAAAGTTCTCCATATACTGAGATCAGCGATTTAGACAAAGTTACAAAATTCAAAGCAACCATGAAGTACACACTAGCAGCAGCAATCATTTCAATCATCTACATCCTTTGTTCGTAACCCAAAAATTAAATAACATGCGTATCTTAATTACAGCCCTGGCCATCTTGGTCGCAAATACCGCCTCAGCCCAGCTCTCGCGTACATTCACTCAAGACTTTGTTGCCAGAGCAGGCGAAGCTGAGGAGTTTGTCATCTTTCTTGTTGAAGACATCAAGGTTCCGAACGGTGTCAAGCAAGATCTAGACGACGGCGTCTTCTACTCCAATCACTCAATCGCAGGTGTCATCAAAAGCGACAGCGCCTTTACATTCACCGAGCCTGGTATGTACCTAGTACTTCCATTCAGCGCAGACACTGCAATGTCTTTCGGAACTCACATTGTGATGAACGAAGACTACATCGACTTCTTCGTTTCAGGACAGGCATCTGCCATTATCACTGAAGACAAGGTAATTAACGATCAGCCCCACCCAATCGGTAGCATGGAGAAGCCTGTGCTATGTCAGGCGCTGTGGAGAGAATAAGTTTTAAATAGAAAA